CCATACGAAAACAATCCACGGCAACATTCAGAAGCACAGCTTGATCGTCTTGTCCGATCAATCAAAGAGTTTGGTTTCACAAACCCAATTCTCATTGACGATGACTGCAATGTGATCGCAGGCCATGGCCGCCTGTTAGCTGCTGAACTGATGGGCTTGGCCCAAGTGCCGACCATCACTCTTGGCCACCTCACAGCTGAACAGCGACGTGCCTACGTCATCGCTGATAACCAGCTGGCACTTAACAGCACCTGGGATGACGACGTGCTGCAGGCTGAACTGCAAGCCTTGGGTGAAGCTGGCTACGACTTGACCCTCTTGGGCTGGGGTGATGACCTACCCACCTTTGGTGAGGACATTGACCTGTCGGCACTGGACGACATGGACGATGACCCCACAGCAGAGCTGGCTGATGGCGTCATGAAGGCCATCCAGATTGAGTTCCGCCCTGAAGACTATGAAGAGGCCAAGGCCCTGGTGGAAGCAGCTCGCAAGCGTGGTGAGTACGTGGGGATGAAGCTGATTGAGGCTTTGGCTGCATGATCGATTATCAGATCGCAATCCCCAGCTACAAGCGCCCAACGCGTCTGATCACTGAAACGCTCACAACGCTCAAGCGCACCAACGCTGATTTCAGACGTGTCACTGTCTTTGTTGCTGACAGCAATGAGAAGCACCTGTACGACACCGCACTGCAGGCGATTGGTCTTGGCGTCAAGGTTGTCATCAGCCAGCCAGGGCTGATCAACTCCCGCATCTGGTACAACCTGCATTACTACAAGCCCGGCACACGCATCCTCAACTTGGATGACGACATTGCTGGGCTGTATGTCAAAGATGGCAACGCCTTGCAGGCGTACACCGGCGACCTTGACCGCCTTGTGTCCAAAGGTTTTCAGGTCTGTCAAAACACGGGGGCCAGGCTCTGGGGAATCAACCCTGTGGCCAATGGCATGTTCCTCAAACCCACCATCACCGTTGGCCTGCGGTACATCTGTGGCATCTTCCACGGCACGTTTGCAGGTGATCCAGCCATGTGCGGTGATGACCGCCCACGGCAGTCATCTGGTGAAGACTTTGAGCTGACTCTCAGGTCGTTCAAGCGTTACAAGGGTGTGGTCCGCATTGATGGGTACTGCCCCAAGACCAAGTACTTCGCAGAAGGCGGTATACAGGCTGAACTTGGCGGCAAGGACAAACGTGCGAAAGACCACGAGGCCCAGTTGCAGCAGATCGTCAATCGTTTCCCTGGCATCAGCAAGCTGTACACCAAGTCGGGCGATGTGCCCAACATCAAGCTCAAAACAGTTACCCACGGAAAGCTCCAGTGGATATGAAGCTGCCAGTCCTTACTCTGCAGCCCAAGGCGCCCAAGCTCAAGATCGGGGACACCTGCCCAACGTTGCAGCCCAATGTCACAGAGTCCTGCATCCTTGCTGACCCTGATGGCACTCAGGTTGGCTTGTTCCTCAAGCAACTACCTGATGACCTGCGGAACCTGATCAACATTGCTGACCACGAGGTCAACTCCACCAGGGTGCCCAAAACGATGATGGACCGTAAACGTCCATTGCCACCAGGGCCCAATGGCAAGAGGCGTTACCTCGTTATCTCCCAATACTCAGCCATCCTTGGCAGCGTGCCCCCCAAGCCACACATGCGCAGGGCCTACGGCACACGATCATCTGTCCACGGCAGCAAGACGGCTGGCACTTTTGTGAAAGCCATGCACAAGGCAGGCATCACCGCCTATCAGCTTGTGCAGGAGCTGGCACCTGATGTCACCCAGTTGCACAGCAGCAAGGTCCAAGCCCGTGTTCCTGAGAAGTGGCGTTTCGCGAAGCACTTCAGCAGCACCATCAGCAACTGCAACATCGCAGCGCCAATCCACCAAGATCACGCCAACGTCAAAGGCGCTATCAACATCATCATCACCAAGCGGCGGAACAGCACTGGCGGCAACTTGCATGTCCCTGACTACGACGCCACCTTTGACCAAACGGATGGCTCAATGCTTGTCTATCCAGCATGGAGGAACTGTCACGGCGTTACGCCGATAGTCCCCACGCACCAAGGTGGCTATCGCAACTCACACGTCTGGTACGCCCTGGATTCGTTTGCATCATTAGGCTGAAACCATGGATAAGAATCCACGCTGCACAAAAGCGGAAAAAGAGTTCCGGACAGCAAGGTTTGCCCGGATGATGGCCAATGGCGCAACACGTTCAGATCTTTTGCAATACGCCGCAAGTGAATGGGGGCTGAAGCAAAGGCAAAGCGATGAATACATTGCCCTAGCCACAAAGCGCCTTGAGGAAGATTTCAACCTGGACCGCCAAGCTTTTGCCGCAATACTTTTGTCACAGCTGAACGTCGTTCATAAGAAAGGCATGGAACAGTCCAACCTTCAGGCTGTGTTGGGTTGCATCAACACCGCAGCCAAGATCGCCAAGCTGTACGACTGATGGGTGTTCTGTCTGCAATACCGCCAGGCAATGTCCTCCAAAAGCTTGGGGAGGGCAACAACCAAGTCGACGTTCAAAGGCTGGAAAAACGGATCAAAGGCGATTTGCACCCAGGCCAGCTCGCCTTTGTCGAAGACCAGACCACGCAGATTATTGGTTTGTCTGCCGGCTATGGGGCAGGCAAAACGAGGGCATTAGCTGCCAAGAGCGTCATCCTTGCCTTGGCTAATCAGGGCTTCATTGGTTGCGTTATGGAGCCGACTGGTCCCTTGGTCCGGGACATTTGGCAAAACGATTTTGAGTCTTTCCTAGAGGCGTACGAGATTCCGTACACCTTCAGGGCATCCCCGCTCCCTGAGTACGTGCTGCATCTGCCTGGCGGCGATACCAAGATCCTGTGTCGCAGTTTTGAGAACTGGTCACGAATCATTGGCCTGAACCTTGCTTGGGTGTTGGCTGATGAGATTGATACGGTCACGCCTGCCATTGCTGCCAAAGCATTCCCCAAAATCCTTGGCCGCCTGAGGGCTGGCAATGTTCGTCAGTTTGGGGCTGCTTCAACACCAGAAGGTTTTCGCTGGATGTGGTCAACGTTTGGCTCAGAAGAAGCCCAACAGCGTGACGACAGAAAACTGATTAGGATGCGTTCGGCAGACAACCCATATCTGCCCCAAGACTTCATCGAAAGGCTGCAGGCCAACTACGACCCATCACTTCTCCAGGCGTATCTGGAAGGTCAGTTCTGCAACCTCACAACCGGCCAAGTTTATGACCGGTTCAACCGCAGCAAACACGTCACCACAGAAATACCAGACGTCAGCAGGGAACCACTACGCGTGGGTGTTGACTTCAACGTTGGCAACATGTCAGCGGTCATCGGTGTTCGTCTTGGAGAAAACCTTCTTCTGATTGACGAAATCAGCGGCGCACATGACACCGACGCCATGGCCCAAGAAATACAACTCCGTGCTGATGGACGCCAGGTATACATCTACCCTGACGCATCAGGCGGTAACAGAAGCACGAATGCCTCACGTACAGACATTCAGATCCTGGAGTCTTACGGGTTCAGCAATCAATCGCCAAAGGCCAACCCTCCCATCCGTGATCGGGTGGCTTCTGTTCAGGCTTTGCTGGAGAACGGGAAAGGTCAAGTGAGGCTTCGTGTTGCTGCCAACTGCAAGCGGACAATCGAATGTTTAGAGCTGCAGAGTTACACAGAGACAGGCACTCCCGACAAAGATGCTGGGTATGACCACATGAATGATGCGCTTGGGTATTTGGTTTACAGGGACTTCAGCATGCTTCATGCCCGTGCTGGTCGTGGTACTGGAATCAGGCTTTACTAAACTGCGAGCATTGGGCGGGATTTAGCTGTGTACTCAGGCTTTTCAGGTCGCCAACGTGTTGGCAATGTCACGACGGTGGAAAGCCCCAACACGGCCTACATCAACATGGAGCCCCATTGGCTTTTGATTGAAGCCTTGCTACAGGGCACATATGGCGTGCGCAAAAAGCACCGAACATATCTGCCACAAGAACCAAGGGAGCTGGATGAGTCATATGACAACAGGCTGATGCGTTCAACGCTTGCGCCTTACTACGTCCGCTTGGAGCGGATGTTGGCTGGCATGTTGACCCGTAAACCTGTGCGCTTGGAAGACGTCAGTGATGTTGTTACTGAGCAGTTATTTGACGTTGATCTGCAAGGAAATGACCTGAACGTTTGGACATATGAAACTGCCCGCAAGTGCATTCGGTATGGCCACGTCGGCGTCTTGGTGGATGCCCCAAGAGCAGGAAACAGCGGAAGGCCTTACTGGACGCAATACACGCCAAGGGACATCCTGGGCTGGCGGACTGAAATCAAGGATGGGAAACAGCAGCTGACTCAAGTGCGGTTGATGGAAGAAATCACCGTGCCCGATGGTTTGTATGGCGAGAAACAAGTGCAGCAAGTGCGTGTCTTGACGCCTGGTGCTTTTGAGATCCACCAAAAAGACAAGAAAGGGGACTTTGTCCTTGTGGATGAAGGGGCCACAAGCCTGAGTGAGATCCCGTTTGCTGTTGCTTACTCCAACCGCGTCGGTGTCCTTGAGTCGCGGCCACCACTGGCAGACATTGCCGAGCTAAATCTCAAGGCGTACCAAGTGCAGTCAGACCTGGACAACCAGCTGCATATCAGCGCCGTTCCAATGCTGGCAATCTTTGGATTCCCGCAATCAGCTGAAGAGATCAGTGCAGGCCCAGGAGAAGCCATGGCCCTGCCAGAAGGAGCGTCTGCCCAATACATCGAGCCATCTGGCAACAGCTACAACGCACAGTTTCAAAGGCTTGAGCAAATTGCCAGCCAGATCAATGAACTTGGCCTTGCTGCTGTGTTGGGCCAAAAGCTAAGCGCAGAAACTGCAGAGGCAAAACGGATTGACCGCAGCCAAGGCGATAGCACCATGATGGTGATCGCACAGCAGATGCAGGACTTAATCGACAACTGCCTGCAGTTCCATGCTCAGTACATGCAGCAGCAGCAAGTCGGCAGCAGCTTTGTCAATCGTGATTTCTTGGGCGACCGCTTGGAGCCACAAGAGATTCAGGCATTGCTGCAGCTGTACACGGCAGGCACCATCACTCAAGAGACATTGCTCAAACAGCTTTCAGTCGGGGAAGTGCTGGGCGATGACTTTGATGTTGAGCAAGAGCTTGACGCAACACAGTCAGGCGGGCTGATGGAAACGCGACAGCCTGAACCGGCCCCAGCTGAAGCAGAAGAGGCCACAATGCCAGAAGCAGAAGAGGGGCAGCAGGATGAGCTGGATGAGCAGGCTGCGTAGGCCAAACCCAAACCGAAAGCAGCTGCTGTTCTTCACCCAAGACCAGTTGAAGCCGAATTACTTTGCTGTGGTTCGGATCACTTGGTTTGCTGCTGGTGAAATTTGTGCAGTGAGTGAGTCGGTTGTGTACCAAAGTGATTTAGAAGCAGTCGCTGAGTTTTCTGGGATTGTTGGTGAGGCTTTACGCGGCGGCGCTGATGTTTCCGTTGTCTGCATTGCCAATGCTGAAGAAGTTGGCTTGGAACCAGCATGAGCGAGCCTGAAGCGTTTTACCGGCAGGCGATTGACCTGAACCGATACAGCAACCACGTCGCGCTCAATGTCATGCGGGCGTACAACGACATCGTGATTGATGCGTTGCAGAAGCTTGATGACGTTGGCTCCTTGAACCCAAGGGAGGCGGCACGCTTGAACGCATTGTTGGCGCAGGTGCGTGAAAGCCTTGATACCTGGGCCGGCGACAGTTCGGTTTATTTAGTGCAGGAGTTCAACGGCTTGGCCCGGCTGCAGGCTGATTTCATATCGGGGCAGATCAAGGATGTAGTCAAGCCAAGCCTTGTGGATACTGTCCGCACGGTTGAGATAACCCCAGATTTTGCGCGGTCTGTTGTCTTGGCTGATCCAACCGACATCAGCGCGGCTGTACTACAGCCCAGCCTTGAGCAGCAAGTGCGCGGGCAGTTCCCTGGCCTCGTGACTTTGGACGCGGGCAAAGGTGCGGCGCTGATTTTGCCAGATGGTAAAAAGCTGGGTGCAGCCTTTCGGCAGCTAGCTGAAAAATCTGCCGACAAGTTTCGCGTCGCCGTCAGGAACGGCCTGCTGACGGGTGAAAACATGCGTGACATGGTCAAGCGGCTGCGGGGTAACTTGCGTTTTGCAGACAGCGCAGGAATCAATCAGACCATCGCAAAAGGTGGTGAGCTGACAACGCTCACTGATGCACAGATCAGAACGTTGATACGAACTTCAATCACACGTTTGACAACCACTGTCAACGAGCAAATGTATATCGCTAACCCTGACCTGATAGCCAAATACCGTTATCGGGCAACTTTAGATTTCAACACCACTCCGATTTGTCAGTCTTTGGATGGCAAGGTGTTTGAGTTTGGCAAGGGCCCGACGCCAGAACAGCACTATGGTTGCAGGTCTCAGATCGTGTTCATCACAAAAACTGAAGCTGAAGGTGATTTTCAAACACGGGAAAAACGTGCCGCACTTGGCGGCCTTGTTCCTAACGACATGACTTACCCCCAATGGATTGCAACTCAATCAGTGGCAGCTCAAGAACAAGCATTTGGCGGCAAGGGTAAAGCCCGTTTATTCCGCAGCCTTTTGGATAAGGGAGAAAACCCTAAGCAAGCTTTTGCCAAGTTCGTCAGGAGTGATGGGTCGACGGTAAATTTGAAAGAGCTGCAGTCCAAGTACGGTGCCCCTTAAGCGCGGTAGCAGCAGGCAGGTCATTTCAGAAAACATCCGCAGGCTGATGCGTGAAGGCAAAAGCCGCTCACAGGCAGCAGCGATTGCGTTCAAGGAAGCCGGGAAACGGCGTAAGCGTTAATCTTTTGTTGTACCTATCTGCTGGTCTTATGGCACTGCACAGCAAGTACAAGTTCAAAGCCCAAGGCGAAGAGGCCAAGCCCAAGGCGACGGCCAAGAAAAAGTCCGCTAAAAAGGAAGCACCCACGGAGGATGACTGATGCCTAAAGGCCCTGGCACCTACGGCTCTAAAATGGGCCGTCCCCCAAAAAAGAAAAAGAAAGGCACCAAGAAAAAGTAATGGCAGCTAGACGCCGGCCACCAAAGGACAAGAAGACGGGCCTGCCGAAGGCCTATCTTTCTGGCGCCAAGAACAAGGCGGCAAAGGCGCGGGAAATCAAGCGGACCGCTGCCCTGTACAAGGCTGGCAAAAACATCGACATCGCAGCTGTCTCCAAAAGCAGGACTGAGCAAGGTGCCAAGACCAAAAGCAAAACCACTAAACGCCGCAACAAAAAAGGCCCTAAAAGAAAAGGCTGAGAAGTCCAAGTTCTTTTACGGTGAGCTGGCTGCGGTGTACCGCAAAGGCCAAGGCGCTTATCTGTCCAGCGGCTCGCGTAATGTGCCGATGGCAGCCTGGGCCATGGGCCGGGTTAATAGCTACATGCGTGGCGACAAAGCCCGGACAGCTGACGCTGCTATCTATGCCCGGTACAACAAAAAACGATGAGCATCAAGCGCGGTGGCCATACGTTTGCGGGCTATGACAAGCCCATCCGTACGCCGAACCATCCGAGCGGCAAGTCTCACGCTGTTGTCATTAAGGACAAAGGCAAAGACAGGCTCATTAGGTTCGGCGCACAGGGTGCTCGCACGAAACCTCCGCGGAAAGGTGAAAGTGCTGCTGATAAGGCTAAGCGTGCGTCGTTCAAAGCACGCCACGCGAAAAACATCGCAAAGGGGAAAACATCTGCCGCATATTGGGCAGACAAAGTAAAGTGGAGCTGAAAACAACCTTACGGGTTATTCATGTCTGACGAGCAGAATCAGGAGATTACGTCTCCGGCGGCTCCAAACAATGCAGAGCTGGATGCACTGAAAAGCAGCATTCAAGCTTTGGAGAAAAAGAATTATGAGCTGATCGGCAAGCTCAAGGAAGCAAAAACAATCCCTGATGGTGTTGATGTTCAGGAGTTGCTGGATTTCAAGCGCAACGTTGAGCAGAACAAACTTGAATCAGAAGGCAAGTACACCGAGGCTCGTCAGGCGCTTGAACAGCAGTTTCGCGAAGCTGCTGAAGCCAAGGACAAGCGGATTGCTGAGCTTGAAGCACGAGTCCGCGAGCTTGAGCTGATTGCACCTGCGAACACAGCATTGGCCGATGTTGTGCATGATCCGAGCATCGTATTCAAAGCAGACCTGCTGAAGCCGGACCAAATTGAGCGTGAAGCTGACGGGACGGTTGTTGTTGTGAATGGCTACGAGCGCAAGCCGATTGGCGAATGGGCCAAAACTTTGCCCAGCTACATGCAGAAAGCACCCAAGCCTGTGGGTAGTGGTGCTCCGTCAGGGCGCAGCGTTGGTGGCGACATCCCACCAGGGACAAAAAATCCTTTTTCCAAAGAGTCCTACAACCTCACAGAACAGTCACGGCTGTATCGCACGGACCGGGATATGTATGAGAGGTTGAAAGCTGCTGCCAACCGTT